GAGCCGAAATAAGTATCAATATAAAAGACATATATGCACCGTGTAAGGGGATCAACACAGTTACCGCACAGAAGGACATTGGTTATATAAGATGGCTGTAATGGGTTGACGGTACCAATATCTTTAAGAAGCCGTACAGACAGACAGTCATTCTTTGGGGCAAAATCTATCGTTGCCTGTGCGGTGTTATATCCAAGAGATAATATCTTAGCTGAATTGCTCATATTATCAAATTAACACAAATCCGTGCCGCACTTGATGTCTCCCCTGCTTGCCCTATTATCGCTGTCGTATTTGCCGATCCGGTACCTACGGCTGTCCCTGTTGTTCCTATTGCGACATTTGTTATATTGCTCCATGCAGATGATACTGACTGGTCTGATGGTGCGCATTCAAGATACTGGTTGCCATTTTTATAGAATATATATCCTCCTGCTGGTCCAACATCCTGTAAGTCATAACTGAATATTGAGGTGAATGAATGTATTGCCCTTACATAAAACTGATAACTCTTGGTCTGTACACTCTGGGCTCCCGAACCGAAATTCTGATACCATGCTGAGATGGCTACAGATTCCGAAGAAGTCCAATATGTGTTTTGTGAAAAGTTTCCAAGCCCATTCAGATAAAGGACGGAATACATAAGAGCTAATTCATCTTTTGATGGCAGGTACCAATTATTAAAAGTGTTTTCATCTTTTAGCCAAAATAATCCATTTGCTCCAAGTAGTTCATATATTGTATCATATATCCCTCCCGGCAATGCCCTGAAGCCATAGTTGTCATCGGCTCCTGTATTAGGATCATTCCAGTGGTCATCGCCTACCTCTTTCAGATGTCCTCCGGCTATCATCTGTCCTCCAAGGAATGTCAATAGAATGTTAATCTCCGCCTCTGTAGGCACATGCCATCCCTCCGGACAGAAATCCACTGACATGATCTGATTCCATGAGTAAAGACCTCCGTATATAGCCCTGTTGTCTTCATCGTCATTATAGACTCTGCTCCCGGGATAAGCGTTATCCCAGTTCCTCTTCATCCACGTCTGAGATCCAATCGTCACTTCTTCCCAGCCCTCGTATAGGAATGCGCCACCGATAGCTGCACCGTAATATGTTATCTCTGCGCTTACATTTAACAAAACAGGGACTTCTCCCTGTAGCGTCTCAAGAACCCCTGCCCCATGTTGTTCACTGCTACTTGCGGTGCGCACATTTTTGGCAAAGGTAAACTCCCCCTCCTGAAGGAACTGAGGGTCTTGATCACTGTTTAGACCTAAAAATAATTTCTTTATATCTCTAAGAGTTGCCATATATTAACGTTTTGGCGACTGTCTGTAACTGCCCCAAAGAGCTCTTTTCAGTTCATCGGCTGTGAAACTGTTCTGAAATGCCCTTAGTTCTGCCACTGCCTCTTCGTGATCTTTCTTCCGTCTCTCAATCTCCGAATAAGCCATCTTAACCGCAGTCCTGCCGGTAAGGAACCCAAGCATATCACCCGAGATCATCTGCCACTCCACATACGTCCTGAGTGCAGGAACGGCTTCCCTTGGCACTAATGAACTACCATCAAGTTTTACGCCTGAACTCAGATACTCTAAAACTATACCTGTTCGCGGTATATGACCCGAGAACACTATCTGTCTCCTCTCCCTGTCTATGCGGTAATATGAACTATCAATACCTCCTGGTAAGCCAAATAATCCGCCCACGTACTGCCCATTTCTAAAGTGTGAACTGAAAAATATGGCATCCGGAATACCATGAAAATGGTCATTGTCCGCATTGCCCACTTCAAGTCCGGTGTCATCGTACGTCCGAGGTAGCAATAGATTATCATGCCTTGTTATCACCCGTAGCTTGCCGTTAATCGGAATGCCAATGCGGACATAATCTATAAAATCTGCAGGCAGAGGAACTGTTTTGGCAAGTGACATGTGCAAATATACGACCTGTAATCCCGCATCCATGTTATACATATTTAATTCAGTAAACCCCTCTAACGCTATCTGTGTCAATCGTTTATAATCTTTCATCGAGTAATTAGATAACCTATTTAATATGGACATAATTACGTAACGAATTGTCACAAATCCTTCGGTGTTGGGTAATGCATTTGACATTATGCTATTTTTTTAATTTGATTATTTATTTCTTTTTTTCTCATAATGCTCTGTTTCTGAGCAATACTTAATTTTCTTTTATGTTCATCAGAAAACGGCTTCCCTTTATGCACAAGGCTTAATTTCTTTTTTGTTTCAGAATTTGCCCTTTTTCCAAGATGTGATAATCTGTTTTTCAATTTTGATTCCGCAGAGTGTTTTCTGCCATACATGGGATTATTTGCGCCAGTAATGTCTCTTTTTATATGTTCTTTTATTATTTTTTCTTTTGGAAATGGATGTTCTCGGGCATATCTTAATCTCTTTGTTAAACTAATTTTCAATTTAGTTTCTTCTGAATGTCTATGGCCTAATAGATATTTATTCCCCTTAGACGCAAGGCCTATTTTACGTTTATGCTCTTCAGAAAATATTCGTCCTTTTAAGGAATCAGAAATGTTTTTTCTGGCTTCTGCGGATCTTGGCGATTGTTTTTTACCTTTAAGTGCTTGGCTGATTTTTATTTTAGTTTCCTCTGAAAGTTTACTGCCCAAGGTATTGCCTGCAATTTTACAGGTATTAAAATAAGGATTTAATCTATCAAGATAATATTGTTCCCTAGCGAGTAATCCAACTGGAAAGCATGGCTCGATAATAGAAAAAATCAAGTCATTTCTTCCGTATTTATTATAATGTCTTTGAAGTTTTTTAGAACAATGAACTCCCTTTTTTAAATTACAAAAATGCGTAGCCTTTCTTGTTTTTAAATCAATAGCACTCCCAATATAAATCCGTTCAGGATGCATAATGCTTTGAATTTTATATATACCCGATCTTTTCATTTTACGTTGTGGGTTCTGAATCAATAGTCGGATCAGGCTTTGGCTTATGCATCATAATGTCAATCACTCTCTGGACGATATTATCTTCCATTCCAGACGGCATAGCCACCTCATCGTAGTCTCCCATCTGTTCCATGGGTACAATCATAAGTACGTCCACAGACGTTATTTCATCCGGAGCCACTGGTAGCTTGTCAAATTTGAGTATATGGCTCGGCTCGCCATCCCCTGTGAATAGATTACTCTGTTCAAGCCTGTAAGTAGGAGTATCATCCATAGTATCCACTTCGAGCTCTGCAAACACCACATTGGCTCCTGACTCTATCGGTGCAAAGACATTGGTGTTATCCGCATTATTACACACCTGTCTTATACCATTGTCATCGGGTAATTGTACCGGAGTAAAAGGCAGGAATGCATAAGCCGATGTCCCTGACTGATTAAGAACATCAATGGTATATGTTCGGCTCCATGCATCAAGCTGGCTGAAGTCACTCTCCCTCTTCCCCCTCTCCCATGTCTCATAGATTATCTGGCGGAATACGTTTCGCAGATGACCAATGATGACCCCGGGATGATAAACGGCCTTCTGATCCCCTACAATGTCATTTGCAAAGAAGTCCTGAACCAGGTCTACTATCTCTATCACCTTCATAATCAGATGGTTAAATAATTATTTTATCTCTTTCTTTTATGTACTCTCTCGGGTAACTTTTTCCCTTTGCTTGCCCGGTCAAATTCCCTGACCGTCTTATGTGAAATCCTGCCTTGACTTTCAAGGACATGAAATTTTTTTCTCTGAGCTTCTGATTTATATGGCATTTTTAGCCCTCCTTTAATTTAGTTTCTGCATACTGAACTATTTCCTGTTCTCTCAAGTTGACCCCACAGTAACTCAGCAACATCCGGACTAATACTATGTGTTCATCAGCCGGAGCTTCGCATTCTACTGAGTTCACGGCATCGTAAGTGATATAACCATCGCCTACGATATATTTGAATACAGGGTCTTTGGGATACCTGAAGTAAGCCATATCCACCTGTGTTATGGGATACGGCACTACATCAGATACCGTATTTGGAAAGATATAGATCCCATCTGACCGAAGAACGGCAACTGGCATTCTTGTCACGGGACGCTTGGTGTAGTTCCCCTGCCTGCTTGCCAACTGCGACTCTGTGAGTACCTCCAATCCCTTAGGTAATACTGTGGGTATCTTATTTATGTTTATGGTGAAGTTATTTATTATCTCTCCGCGATGACAGTAGTCTGTAGGATAGGGTATCTTTCCATTGACTACCGGCACATTTGTCAGATAGACCTTGAATGCCTTGAGGTCATCCATGTTCTTCAGGGTTATCTCTGCATACTCTTTGGGTATGGGTCTCCCGGGTTGGTATTCCTCGGGAAGCCCATATTTATTCCTGAACCAGTCAAGATGCACCACCTTGATAAGCGATGCAAACCTGTCGGGTGTTATGACATTTCCGGAAAAATCCTTGTTTGTTACGTAGTTTACAAGGTCCCACATTTCCCAAAGGCTCACTATCTGTCCTCCTGATTAGAAGTTATATTTTAAATTAATGCCAAGTCCAAGTGGAAAATAATTGGAGTTCCATAATCCCGGCATAAAATTTAAACTGAATTGCGGACTAAAGCCCAATACATTATACAGAGCTACTCCAAGCAATATATCCAGTTTATTATCGTCAGGGACTACGGGTGTGCTTGTCGTAGGAAACCCTACTTGTAAGTTTAGGGATAGATATTCCACCGGATTACTGGCAGTTACTTTATAAAAGTTCCCACTTACGCCAACCCCTACCTTAGTGAATGCATAGGCTTCAAAGGCTTTTGTGGTTTTATTATAAAGCAATACATCGCCATCGGTACTCATAGAACCCCTTATTAGAAATATCTGATAAGTAGAGTCCTGTGAAGCTTTCAACTTTCCTGCATAGAGTTGATTATGCTGAAGAATCTTTGGATTGTTTTTTACCGGCAGAAGAAATCCACTCCATGCACTCTGTGCCTGGCAGATTACTGCCATAATCAAAAAAGCAAATAACAATAATAGTTTTTTCATCCTTTTGGTTCTTTTGTTAATAACTGATCCTGTGAATTTGTGAGGACGTTTTTGATAAGATAACCGAGCAATGCTACTACGCCCGTAATGAGAATTGGCTTTATTGTAGGCCACGTCAGACTACCACCCGTCTGTATCAACTGATAAATGCCAGTTAATACTGCGGAAAAAAAAGCTACGACTAAACCCTTAATCGCATCTTTCGCATTTAATGATAAGAATTTTGACATCTTTTATAGTTTATTTGGTGATATAAGCAAGTTCATCAAGTAATTCCGGTGTCATAAGTTCGGGAGGAATGATTGCATAAGCCTCATCCCATGTCTCATCAACCCAATCCCAAGTACCTTTTTGCTCTGCAGCCCATGTGAGGTTATTAACTGTTTGCGGGTCATAACCGGTGGTAAACATTGCATGACCTTCATTCAGAAGTGTGCCGGGAGTCCAAACGGTATGGTTATTATTAAAATCGGTAATGGCATTCGCCTGTACCTGAAATCCCATATACACACCACCAAAGAACTGTATGGCCTGCATGATATGAGTGTGATTCTTTGGGTCGAGTTCACCAAAAGCAATAATCTTCTCTCCAAGATATGAATGTTTTCTCCATTTAGTCAGGAGGTCAAGCTCATTATATCCCCTATCACGATAACATGTGAGCCTGTTATAAAGAGAAATGACATCTTTTGACGATGGAACCACTATGCCTCCCGGCGAGCTTATCGCATGATATACTGTTATCCCGTGAGCTATGCCAGCACATGTACAGTCCCCCTTTGTGTCATTGCCATCCATGGGAAACAAAACGCTTGCATCCGTAGTGCCAGCTCTTGTATAGACTTTTGTAAGGTTATCAAATGAAGGATCGGGTGCCGGTAGTGCCGACATATACTTCGCAAGTTTTATTGTCTTAAACTTGGTTTTCTTTGGATGTTTACCAAAACAACATTTCTGTGCTTCCATGTTATTTATGAATTAAATATAAATACTTTTCCATTGCCTGCATCCCGGATATCAAGGTGGCACCAATCCACTCCTGCTTCAAGTCTTATAGGATAAGGCAATATATACTGATTTGT